TATATCTCACTGCTGACGGCACCGTCGCGGGCAGCACAGCGGACCCGGTTCTCGGTTTGTACGACAATCTGACTTATACGGAAATCGGCAGGATTTCACCCGATGAAACGGTGTCGTGTCCGAGCATAAAAAAAGTAGCGCACTACGGCGCTTACGGGTTCTGGAGCGCCGAGGGTGACCACCGTTTTGTCATGTATATGCTGCCGACCGATATTACAAATTCGTTTATCGACGGCTCGGTCAAGTTCAGCATCGGCAGTGAGGTATCACAGATGTCTTGTACTCTGCTCAATATAAAAGGTGCACTGCTCAACCGTTACCGTGCTTTCGTGACGCCCGGCACCAAGATGGAGTTGTACTTTTCCCTTGGTAGCAGCGGCGAAATCACGCTCGGTATTTTCTATATCGACAGTGCTTCGGTCTCGTACCCGGACGAGAAAGTATCGGTATCCGCCAGAAACGCAATCGGCAAGCTGCTGAAGGAACAGACCTTTAACGAAGACAACACCTTTGAAGAAACAACTCTTCAGCTGAACCTGCAGGAAATTCTTCGCCTCGCCGAGGTGGAGGATTTTTTTGTCGGCAACAACACCAAGTCATGGAAGCTGCGCTTTGAACCGGATGTAACCATTCTGGACGGCATCAAGCGGATCATATCTCTGATTGATGGCTGGAAGGTTGATGAAACAGCAAATGGCGTTATCGGTGTAGCGGCTATTACCGATACCCGTTTCGACCAGCCTGCTGTGTATACCTTTGAGCGTGATAAGACCTGCTGGAGCTACAGCGTGGAATACGATGATTCGGAAGCGGTCAGTAGGGTTTGCGTTACCTGCACCAACCCGGAAAACACGGTTTATGCCACAGTTCCCAGAAGCAAATGGTGGATTCAGCCGTCACACCGAACAACCTACGTCACAGCCGCCGATGGTGCGACGCTTGCTGAGATAACGGCTATGGCTGAGGAGTTGGCACAGACCATTGCCATATCCGGCAGGCAGGAGAGCTTCGTCGGCATCTTCACGCCCCAACTCACCATCGGAGACGAGGTGCGTATCCAAAGCGGTGCAAAAACCGAAACCATCGGCACGGTCACGGATGTTACGCACAATTTCGGCAGGGACGGTTTCTATACAGCGTTCACCGTGGACAGCGGCGGACGGAAAGGCAAAGTGCGTCTTTCAGATTTGATTGGCAAAGCATCCGAGAAGTCCAATCTGAACGGCGTGACCATTTATTAAGGGAGGAATTACAACATGAAAGAAATTTGGAATTGGACACAAACTGCGTTCGCAGGGCTGGGTGCACTACTCGGTGGGTATTTGGGCGGGCTTGACGGTTTTCTCTATGCACTCATTGCCTTTGTGGTCGTGGACTACATCACAGGGGTACTTCGTGCAATTGTTGAGAAGAAGTTATCCAGCCGAATCGGAGCACATGGGATTGCCAAGAAGGTAGCCATTTTTCTCGTAGTAGGTATCGGACATCTTATCGACGCTTACCTAATCAATGGCACGGGTGCACCTCTTCGCACAGCGATTATTTTCTTCTACATTGCCAATGAGGGTGTGTCACTTTTGGAAAATGCCACAGCTATTGGTCTGCCCGTGCCTGAGAAACTTAAAGAGACACTCGCTCAATTGCATGGAAAGGATGGCGTAAAATGAATCTGAGAAAATTAATATTCACGCAGAACGCCTGCTACAAGGCGGGTAAAAACATCACACCGAAGGGCATCATGGTGCATTCCACCGGGGCGAACAATCCAAACCTGAAACGCTATGTTGGACCCGACGACGGCTTACTCGGCAAGAACCAGTATAACAACCACTGGAATCAAGATAAGCCAGACGGACGGCAGGTCTGCGTTCACGGATTCATCGGTAAACTGGCTGACGGCAGTATCGCCACCTATCAGACACTTCCTTGGAATCATCGCGGATGGCACGCCGGTGGCTCTGCAAACGATACGCATATCGGTTTTGAAATTTGCGAGGACGGGCTGACCGATGCGACCTATTTCAATAAGGTCTATACCGAAGCTGTGGAACTTTGCGTATACCTCTGTAAGCAGTATGGATTGACTGAGAAGAATATCATCTGCCACAGCGAGGGCTACAAGCTGGGGATTTCCAGCAACCATGGCGACGTCATGCACTGGTTTCCGAAGCACGGCAAAAATATGGATACCTTCCGCACTGAGGTTAAGAAACTGCTTGCAACAAGCGAACCTCCTAAACCTGAAACGCCTACTCAACCAAAAAAACTCTATCGTGTTCAGGTTGGAGCGTTCTCCGTCAAGGCAAATGCAGATGCCATGCTTGCTAAAGTCAAGGCGGCTGGCTTTCCTGACGCCTACATCAAAATCGAATAAATCGCACGTTTCGGTTGCCAACTGACCCCTCGCTGTCCTGTGGATGGTGAGGGGTTTTTCTTTTTCCCCTCCGAAATGGAGGAATAGCCTATGACAGCATTACAAAAAGAGCGAATAGTTCTTCTGCGCTCGCAAGGCGAAAGCTATGCGAGAATCGCCTATGTGCTTGGTATATCAGAAAACACTGTGAAGTCTTACTGCCGCAGGAACAATGTCAGCGTTGGCACAAAACAGGAAAAGCACACCGTTAAGGATGTCTGTGCTAACTGCGGATGTCCGCTCGTTCACACGCAGGGGGCAAAGCGCAAACGATTCTGCTCCGATAGGTGTCGTATGACTTGGTGGAAGGCACACCCCGAAGCCGTAAACCGCAAGGCAGTCTATCGCTTTTTCTGCCCGATTTGCGGCAGGTCGTTTGAAGCCTATGGAAACGCCCACCGCAAATACTGCTCGCGGACTTGTTCCGTGGCGGCGAGGAGGTCTTTGTTATGAGCAAGGAAGATGCACTCCTCCATTACAAAACGGCTATGGCGGTGTTCAAAAACTGGCTTGCAAAGGGCGTTATTACCAACGTAGATCTACTGGAAATAGACACAATGCTTGCCCATAAATACGGTTTATCATCGTGTAGCATATACCTCGAAAATGACTTGCTATGTAAGGAAAACAGAGTGATATATGGTACTGTGAAAGGAGGCCAATATGGGCAGAAAAATAACTAAACTGCAGCAACCGACACAGTTGCCGACCCGCCAAAGGGTAGCAGCATACGCCCGCGTTTCTTGCGGAAAAGATGAAATGCTCCACTCCCTTGCCGCTCAGGTCAGTTTTTACAGTAACCTGATACAAGGTAATCTCGAATGGGAGTATGTCGGCGTATACGCAGACGAAGCGGAAACCGGCACAAAGGGTTCAAGACCTGAATTTCAACGACTGCTTACCGACTGCCGAACGGGGCGCATCGACCTTATCCTGACAAAGTCAATCAGCCGCTTTGCAAGGAACACGGTCACACTGCTTGAAACCGTCCGAGAGTTAAAAACCCTCGGCGTTGGCGTGTTTTTCGAGGAGCAGAACTTGCATTCACTTTCTGGCGATGGGGAGTTGATGCTCACCATCCTCGCATCGTATGCACAGGAGGAAAGCCGCAGCGTTTCAGAAAATTGCAAATGGCGTATTCGAAAGGACTTTAAGGAAGGAAAGCCCGCAGGCAACATCCGTATTTACGGTTATGAGTACAACGCAGGTAAGTTTACCGTCATTCCCGAAGAGGCAGAGGTCGTGCGGATGATTTACGCCGACTATTTATCGGGGCTTGGCAGGAATGCCATTATGAAAAAACTGCGCAGACTCTGTGTTCCGACCAAGTGCGGCGGTAAGTGGGCTGAAAGCACAGTAGGTTCAATCCTTAAGAATGAAAAGTACATCGGCGATATGTACCTGCAAAAAGGCTTTATTTCTGACCACATCACAAAGAACTGGAAGCCAAACAACGGCGAGTTGCCTAAATACTATGTCGAAGGCAACCACGAGGCGATAATCGACCGTGAAACCTTTGAGGCTGTTCAGGCTGAAATAGTACGACGGGCAGAAAAGGCAAACCACCCCCGAATGCATACATTCAGCGAGTTTACAGGACTTATCACCTGCGGTCGGTGCGGAGCAAAATTTCGCAAGAAGATAAACTCCATCAACACAAAATACGCCGCAGTGACTTGGGCTTGCGCTACTTTCACTTATAAGGGCAAGCACGAATGCGCTGCCAAGCGGATACGGGAAGACATCCTTAAAGAAAAGTGCGCAGAGGCTTTGGGGCTTGCTGAGTACGACCCCACCGTGTTCACGGCAAAGGTCGCTGCAATAACAATCCCTGACGACGGCATTCTGGTGTTCACATTTAAGGATGGCTCAGAGCAGACACTTCGTTGGGAGAACCGCTCACGCCGTGAAAGCTGGACGGATGAAATGAAACAAGCAGCCCGTAATTTTGCTTTGAAGGGAGGCGACAAAAATGGCTAACATAAGAGTAATACCCGCCACTGCTCCCGTCCTTTCGGCACAGAGCAAAAGTTCCGAATTCAAACGGCGTGTCGCAGCCTACGCAAGGGTCAGTACGGATAGCGATGAACAACTTACCAGTTATGAAGCCCAAGTGGACTACTATACCAAGTTAATTCAGGGGCGGGCTGATTGGGAGTTCATCACCATATACAC